TCATGCGAATGGCAGTCGATAATGGAGCTTTGTCTGGTAACCTATTGATAGAAATAGATGAAACTAATTTAGTTCCAGGCCAAGACATGTCTATATATCCAGGCAAGATTTTTAGGAGACAGCAAGGCGCTCCAGGCCAGAGCATACATTCCCACTCGTTTAAGAACGTCAGCCAAGAGCTATTAATGATGTTTGATAAGAGTAGACAGTTAGCTGATGAGGCTACTGGTATACCTAGTTACTCGCATGGATCTGGAGCCGTTGGCGGTGTAGGACGAACTGCCAGTGGTATGTCTATGTTGATGGGGGCTGCAGCGCAAAACATCAAAGCAGTGGTCCGGAACATCGATGACTATCTACTCAGCCCATTGGGCAAGAGCCTGTTTGCTTTCAATATGCAGTTTAACTTTGATAAAGAACTAATAGGAGACTTGGACGTTAAGGCTAGAGGTACAGAGAGCCTTATGCGTAATGAAGTTCGTAGCCAACGCCTACTACAGTTCATGCAAATGACAGGCAATGAACAGATGGCTCCTTTCGTGAAATATGACTACATACTCAGAGAACTAGCAGCATCGATGGACTTGGATGAAGACAAGATCCTCAACGATCCTAGAGAAGCCGCTATCCAACAACAAATGATGGCTGAGATAAAAGCTATGATGCCAGATCCACCAGCGCCACCTGCTTCAGTCCAAGCACAAGGATCACCAGCGCAGGGAGTACCTGAAGGCGCACCAGTACCCCAAGCACCTGAACCAGATGCCCAAGGATTTACAGGGGGCGGTGGTGGAGACAATGGCGGTAACCAACCACAACAGCAAGCTGCACCACCTATTCAATAAAAGATCTATTAATGGATAAAGAATTTTACAGAAATCTTTTGATTTTGGTGAACGATAAAGATCAGTTCAAATGTCTACAAGATTACGCAGAAATCAGAATTAACCTTTTACTTCAACAGCTATCTACAGAGCGAGACATGGACACCATTGTTCGCTTTCAAGGCGCAATAGCAGAGCTAAGACGCTTTAGCACACTGCGTGAAGAAACTCTCAAAGGGGCTGAATGATGAATGAATTATTTACTATTTATTTTATTAACTGATTTAGGAACTCCTTTTATGGATGAAGGCTTTTTAAAACCCCAACCTAGACCAAACCTTCAAGTCGTAAAACCCCAACCTAGACCTGAAGAACCTACCTTTCAGATCAGCTTAGAAGACCTAGAGAAAATCGAAAGAGTTGTCTGGGCAGAAGCTAACACTGAGGGCGTTGCAGGGCGTGATGCTGTTAGAGGAGTTATCTTCAACAGATTAGCCTCTGATAGATTTGGTAACGATATAGATTCTGTATTAGTGGCAGGTGAATTTGAACCTATAGACACCTACAAAACAATAGATGCCATTCCAGTACCCGAAGACCAGTTACGAGAAGGAATACAAGAACTCGTTGATTATATCCAGCTAGGTAAAGACGGTTCTCAAGGTAGTACTTTTTTTCAAAACAGAGAAAGAACAGAAGCCAGAGGAACTTCCTTTGGCGGCTCCAATCCCTTGGTTATAGGCAAACACACTTTCTATGACGGTTACGAAGGACAAGAGCCAGTTACAGATATTAGAGGCTCTCACAACATTAAGGTAAATATAGAAATGGCAAAAAGTGATTTGAATTTAGCAGACAGCAAAAAGGGTCTTTCAGAAGAAGACATAAAAATGGCTGAAAACAAAGAACAAGCAGATGTCTCTGAAGGAGATACTAATGAAGATGGCTTTCTCAGCAATGCAGAGCGTGAAGTCCAACTAGCATTACAAAATAATGAAATAGTGGATGATGAAGATTTACCTGTAAAAATGTATCATGGGGGAATGGCTTGCGGTTGCGAAGGTGATTGTACCGGAGACTGTGGCTTTATGGGGTATGATGATGTGTCAGGAAACCCTATTCCTCTAGGTTCTTCTGCAGAGAATGTCAGAGATGATATTGAAGCAAATCTTAGTACTGGAGAGTATGTACTTCCAGCGCATGTAGTAAAATATCATGGCTTAAAGCATATCATGGGAATGCAAGCTGAAGCAGAAATGGGGCTAATGTCTATGAAGATGGATGGCCTTATTCAGAGTGTAGACGTTGAGGGTACTGTTGAATGCCCCATGTGTCAGGGGAGAGGTTGTGAGCATTGCGAAAACACAGGGTATCATTCGGATAAATCCGGTAGCGAAGGCACTGAGGAAACCGAAGTACAAGCCTCAGACGATACCGAACAAGAAGAAGCCGACGAGGAGGGAGAAACACCCGAAGAGATTCCATCAGAAGAGATGGATGTAGAGGTCGCTACAGTACAAGTAGACGATCAATTAGACGATGAAGAGGATAAAGAATTATCTCCTACATCAAAACCGCTACCAGCAATTATGAAAAAACAGAAATTTGTATTTGCTATTTGATATGGATACCCGACTTGTCGGACCCAGAAAGTTATAAATGGAAAAGAAACAAAAATACTCTCGCGCCCCTGAACCTGAAGATAACATGACTTACAGTGAAGAGTTAGCGGCACAACAGCAACCACAAGAACCAGTGGAGCAATTAAATGCTGAAGAAGAATCCTATAAAAAGCGTTATCAAGATATTCAAAGACATATCCAAACAGTGCGCGATCAGGCTGCACAACAAGTTGCCGACGTTCAAAAACAGCTTGATGCAGCGACTAGGAAACAAATTAAGTTTCCAAAAACTGATGAAGAAATTGCAGCATGGTCTAAAAAGTATCCTGACGTTGCCCAAATTGTTGATAGCATTGCCCAAAAAAGGGCTAATGAAGCTTTGGAGCTTGGTGAGCAAAGACTCGCAAAAGTAGAACAATTTGAGAAAAGTCTTCATAAGAAATCTGCAGAACAACAGCTTCTAGAAAAGCACCCAGATTTTGCATCTATACGTCAAGATAAACGCTTCCACGATTGGGTTGCCTTACAGCATCCTACTATTCAAGATAGCGTCTATAAGAACAACACAGATGCTTCATGGGCTGCTAGTACAATTGATTTGTACAAAGCTCAGACAGGCTATCGTAAAGGAAGCAAATCTGCAGCGCAAAGTGTTGGAAAGACAAACTCTTCTGCACCAACGGCTAATCCAAAAGCCATTTTCTCTGAGAGTATGGTACAGAAAATGTCTGACAGAGAGTACGAAGCTAACGAAGAAGCTATTCAAGCGGCTATCTCTTCCGGTAAATTCAACTATGATATTTCCGGTGCAGCCCGATAACTGAGGTTGTATATAACAATTAACTATTGTAAATAAAAACATTATATGTTATAATGAACGTATTATTAAATTAAGGCAGAGGACACTTCTTATTTAGAAGTATACCCGAAAGCCCACCCCCCAGATAAATTATTAACAAAGTCTACCAGTATCCATGAGAACCATGCTTGCGTGATACTCTCTGTTGGAACTGACACTGAGTCAAACTTATCTGATTTAGCTACCTCTTCTACTGGCACTCCCTTGAGTGGCACAGTTTCTGTAGTCGAGGTTTATTTAAGCCATTTCATTTAGGAGAATTCACAATGGCATTTCCAGCAGCATCAGGGTACACCAACCTTGCAAATGGGACGTGGTCCCCAGTACTTTATAGCAAAAAGGTCCAGTTGGCCTTGCGCAAGAGTTCAGTGATCGACGCAATTACTAACACTGATTACACCAACGAGATCGCAAATTTTGGTGATAGTGTGAAAATTGTCAAAGAACCTGACATAACTATAACAGCTTACGAGAGGGGTACGACACTCGCAACCCAAGATCTCGTTGATAGCGATTTCACTATGGTTGTAGATCAAGCAAACTACTTCCAATTCGCAGTGGACGATATCGAAGAAGCGCACAGCCATGTGTCCTTCCAAGACCTTGCTTCAGACCGCGCAGGATATAAATTGCGTGACTCATATGATGCAGAAGTTCTTGGTTACATGTCTGGATGGAAGACACCTTCCAACTGGGTGCGTAATACTACAACTAACGGTACTAAAGCCAACTCAGGTGCAGGATCTGACGAATTACTTGCAGCAAACAAGTTGGATATCACTGATTTTGGTGGTTCTGATCTTGGTGGTACTGGCGAAGTAACATCTATTCCAATCGCCGCTGGCGGTGGAGCAGGTGGTATCACTTCACCTTTGGCTATAATGAACCGCATTGCCCGACAAATGGATCAGGCAAATGTAGACACTGATGGTAGATGGCTGGTTGTAGACCCTGTCTTCGCAGAAGTGTTAATGGACGAGTCAAGCAAGCTCATAAATTCTGACTTCGGTGGGGGTGATGAGATGCGTAATGGTCGTTTGCCAGGTACGATTAGAGGTTTCTCTATCTACAAGTCAAATAATCTTCCATACGAAGGTACAGGCGCTGGCGTGTCAGCGGCTGCAGGTTCAGAAACTAACTTTTCTGTTCTAGTAGCTGGTCACGCTTCTGCAGCAGCAACTGCAGAGCAGATTGCTAAAACAGAGACTTTCCGTTCACCAACTACATTTGCAGACATTGTTCGCGGAATGCAGTTGTATGGAAGGAAAATACTTCGTCCTGAAGCTCTTTTCACAGCAAACTATAACTTAGCATAATACCTAAGTCAATAAAAGGGGCTGGTTTTATACTGGCCCCTTGTCACTATTTTAGGACATTTTATTAATGGCTTCTACTTATATAGATCTTTGTAACAAAGTATTACGTCGTTTGAATGAAGTAGAGATAGCTTCGGCTGAATTTGCTAATACTAGAGGTATACAAAGTCTAGTAAAAGACGCGGTACAAGCCGCCGTAAGTAAAATTAATCAGGCTGAATATGAATGGCCTTTTAATGCTGCAGAGTTTAGCCAAACACTTACTGCAGGGCAGACAGAATATACTTGGCCTACCGCTTATAAAAAAGCTGATTGGAACAGTTTTCAAATTCAAAAAGATTCCAGTTTAGGGGCTTCTTTTAAATCTCTAGGCTATTTAGAACGAGATGATTGGTACGCTAATCATAGAGATGCAGATTACGAAGCTGGTAGCGCCGGACGAGCTATACCCGATAATGTATTCCCTTCTCATGGCAACGGCTTTGGAGTAACTCCCTCTCCCAATAAAGCTTACACAGTAAAATTTAGATATTACTTAAACTATACAAATCTAACTGCTTTTAGTGACGTAACTAGAATACCTGAAAGCTTTGATACTGTTATAGTAGATGGTGCTTTATATCATTTGTATATGTTTAAAGACAACTTGGACGCAGCCAACGCTGCATATCAAGCGTTTATGCTAGGTATTAAAGATCTTCAAACACTGTTCATAAATAATTTTGAGTACATTAGGGATACAAGGGTAGCCTTTTAAATGGCAGATCAAATTGAGTCCTTTAAACTAATATGTAGTGGCGGTCTGAATAGTAATGAAAACCACTTAGACCTATCAGACAATAAGTCTGGTTCTGCTACAAGATTAGTTAACTTTGAGCCAAGCCTCTATGGTGGGTATAGGCGCATCGAAGGCTATCATCATCTAGGTGGTCTAGATACTACGGTTGGCGGCTCAAGTGCAGAGGGTGCGGTACTAGGATTAGCTCTCTACAAGAATGAACATATAGGAAATCCTTATTTTATAGCCGCTAGAAAAGATGTAGGCGCAACTACATATAAGTTCTATAAATTTATTCCTTTTTCAGGTTGGCAGGTAATAGCAAACCAGCCTGTTAGAAACACAGTTTCTGGAAGCTTGAGCGTTATTAAAATAAGGCAAGTTCAATTTGATTGGGGTGCTGGATCTAGCATTTGCTTTGTAGATGGGGTCAATCCTGCAGTTATTTTTGATGGAACTAATTGGTACGAGCTACAACAAGCTAATTCTGGCGGTACTAGCAGTCCAGGTGGTAACCAACTTGTAGATGCCCCTTCGATAGTAGGAGAATATCAGAACCATCTCTGGGTTGGTGGTGATCTAACATCAAGAGCTACTATAAGGCACTCTGCACCCAATGATCCCTATACTTGGACTTCGGCTGCAGGTGGGGGATCTCTAAATCCTGCATTTAATGTAGTACAAATAAAACCTTTTAGAGATGACCTGTTCGTATTCGGAACAAACTCTATAAAGAAAGTGGGAACAAGTAAGAACTCTTCAGGTGGTATTACTTTTGCCTTAGAGAGTGTGACTAACAACGTAGGTTGTATAGCGCGAGACAGCGTAGTTGAAATTGCAGGTGACCTACTCTTTTTAGCACCAGACGGTTTTAGACCTGTATCCTCAACATCTAAAATTGGTGACGTAGAGCTAGAGACAGTAAGTAAAGCAATTCAAGTTACTTTAGTAAATCTAATTAAAAACAACGATGCAGATACAGTTAATTCCGTAGTACTAAGAAGTAAAAGTCAGGTCAGGTTCTTTGTCGGAGACTCTACTACCCCACAAATAGACAGTTATGGAATAATTGGTGGGTTATATGACAAGCAAGGTGCTATAAATTGGTCTTTTGGGGAACTATCTGGAATTAGAGCTTCATGCACTGAATCTGGCTATATTGGCTCAGAGGAGCATGTGGTTCATGGGGATTATGACGGTAAAGTCTATCAGCAAGAGAAGGGTCAAAGCTTTGCAGGAAACAACATACTTGCAGTATATAGCACCCCTTACTTAGACTTTGGCGATACAGAAGTTAGGAAGACACTCCGCAAGGTAAATACATTTGTAAGAGCCGAAGGTCCAACGACATTCTTTTTATCACTTGATTATGATTGGGGTGATTACAATACCAGTAAGCCCTCAGAATATACCCAAGCATCTACTGGTGGTCCGGTTACATATAATGCACTTAATTTAGACTACGGAGATGCCAACGCCCTCTACGGCGGCAACTCAAAACCAATTCTTACGGCTGACGTTCAAGGATCAGGTTTTTCAACAAGAGCAACCTTTGTGACAGTGGGTCAATCAGAACCCTACTCTATCCAAGGGTTAGTATTTGAATTTTCGATTTCGGGGAGAAGGTAGAACATGGCAGGATATACTCGCCAATCTGTAAGCCAAATCATAAATGGCGCGGATATCACGGCTCCACCACTCAATGCTGAATTTAACCAACTTTTAGCAGCGTTTGAAGCAACAACAGGACATGGTCATACTGGTGCTACAGGAGATGCTCCACAGATACCTCTAGCGACTTCCGTATCTGGGTTTCTACAAGCCGCTAATGGTGGTAGCGGTGGTAAGAATAACTTTTCTACAAGCAATCCTACTATTACAAATGATACCACTCAGAGTTATGCCGTAGGATCTCTCTGGATAAATACTTCTACAAAAAAAATATTTATATGCGCTTCTGCTACAGCTTCTGCAGCCGAATGGCATGAGGTAGTAGCCAATACTGGTACAAGTATAACCCCGACAGTAACCAACACAGTAGATATTGGTTCCTCTAGTTTAAAATATAAAGATTTACACCTTGCAGGAAATGCTAATGTTGCAGGTATTAGTACTTTAGCTCAACTAAACTCTACCACTTCAACTTTAGGCTCAGTAACCGTAGGCGGCTCTGGAAGCAACGGATCAATCAACGGTGTCGTAATAGGGTCTACAAACCCAACGGCTATATCTGGCACAACGGTTTCTGCCTCTAGCGGTTTTACTGGTGATCTTACTGGTAATGTAGCAGGTAACTTAACCGCCTCTTCTGGTACATCTACTTTTAATAACGTAGCCATTAACGGAACGCTGACAGGTAATCTTACTGGCGGTATTACTGGTAACGTCACAGCTACGACAGGATCATCTACTTTTAATGATGTGACCATCAACGGCACTCTTAACATGGATGCAGGTACGACAGGCACAATTACTAACCTGACAACGCCTACTAATACAAATGATGCTGCGACTAAGGGCTATGTAGATACACAAGTTACTAACTTACTGGACTCTGCACCTGCTACTCTAAACACTCTCAATGAACTAGCGGCTGCACTAGGAGATGATGCAAACTTCTCCACTACGATTACAAACAGTATAGCCACAAAACTACCTCTGGCAGGTGGCACTATGACAGGTGCTATCGACATGGGTAGTCAGAAGATTACGACTACTAGTACGCCTACTAATACTGCAGACGTTACAAATAAATCTTACGTAGATACACAAAGAGATACTAGGGTAGCTAAAACAGGTGACACCATGTCTGGTGTCCTAAACATGAACAGTAACACTGTTTCAAACTTGCCTACCCCTAGTGCTACAGGAGATGCTGCAAACAAGGCTTATGTAGACTCCGTTGCAGGTAGTGCTTCAGCGGCTGCATCTTCTGCTACTGCAAGTGCAAACAGTGCGGCTGCAGCCCTTGCCTCAGAGCAAAATGCTGCTACTAGTGCTACTACGGCACAGTCTGCAATCACTGCATCACAGAACTTTTTAGATACATACTTTGTGTCGGCTACCGCACCCTCTGGCTCAAATTTATCCATAGGAGATTTATGGTTCGACACAGCCTCAAATATTATGAAGGTGTATGGCTCTGGCGGTTTTCAATCTGCAGGTTCTTCGGTCAACGGTACGGCTGAAAGAAAAGACTATGTAGTAGGTACAAGCAGCGGTTCATATACTGGTTCTACAACTGTATTCCCTGCCACATATGACCCCACTTTCTGTGACGTGTTTATGAATGGTTTGCGCTTAGACCCTGCCTCAGACTTCACTGCTACAAATGGTACTAGTGTGACCTTGGCTTCAGCGGCTGCTACTGGAGATTCTGTTGGTATCGTCAGCTATGGCACATTTAGTTTAGCTACACACTATACACAGACTCAATCTGACGCCCGATATGCTCAATTAAGTGGAGCAAATTTTACTGGTGATATTACCACTACTGGTAAAGTGTTATATTCTAATCTTTATTCGCAATTATCTGACCTTCCTTCTGCTAGTACATACCACGGCGCTTTTGTGCATGTGCATAATACTGGCCGTTTTTATGGGAGCCATGCAGGTCAGTGGATTCCTCTTGTCCAAGAAGATGGTTCTGGTGGTGTTAAACTTGGTGACAACTGGACAGTAACCGAAAGCGGTGGAAGCCTTTATTTCTCAACAGGCGGCACAAACAAAATGAAACTTGATGCTAGTGGCAACTTAGATGTTGTCGGCTCAGTAAACTCAAACGCAACAATCACCTAGTAAGGATACGAAGATGGCGATAAAAGTTGGCGGCACAGAAGTTGTAAGCAACAGTCGTGAATTAAAAAACATTGCAACCATAGACAGTGGAACAGTCACCGCATTTAACTCTGCGCTTAATACTGACCCAACTAAAGGTACTCTTACAAAGACGTTTGTCCAAAACGAAACGGCTGAGATAACACTAAGCTCTAATGTAACTGTAGGGCCAGTAGTTAGTGTTACAAAAGAAGTACCGCAAACAGGCGTATCAACTAAGGGTAACTGGGATGTAAATTCTACAGCATCGAACTACGACTTCCACAATACCGCTGCTAATGTGACGCTTACTCCTAGTACTTTATTAGATGTTACGGCTGCAACATATGATAGTAACTCAAGAAGCACTGGCGGATCATATGGCCCTAGACTTTCTTCCGATGGTTTAAAGTTATTTGTAAATGACCAAGGTGCAAATAATATAAGGCAATACAATTTAAGCACTGCTTGGCTTCTACCGTCATCAGCAACACACACTACGTTTAGCACTGCTTCACAAGTGACTGATGAAAGTGGGTTTTGTTTTTCGGACAACGGTTTGCATTTTTATTTAGCAGACTCAAATTATTCTTCAGGTCAAAACTTATTACATCAGTACAGTATAACAAGCGGCTATCCATATGATTTGGTTGGTTATGGTAGTTTTACAAGAACGGCAAACATGACAAGTTTGGGTGAAGCTGCTGCTGCTACAATATCAATAAGTTCTGTTTTAGTAGAAGATAGTGGCACTAAAATGTATATTTTTAGTGGTTCAGGTTCTTCTGCTTTAATAAGACAATACACTTTAAGCACTGCCTACGATATTAGTTCTGCTACTTACGCAAATAAATCTTTTGATGTTTACGCTGATTATGGATCAGGTGGTTATCTTGGTAACTCCTCACTTTCATCAGATGGCAAACAACTTTTATTAGCCAATGGTGCAGATGATATTGTTATGCATTATGTACTAGGAACTGCTTGGGATATTAGTACTGCTTCTAGAGTTGCAACATATAACCCTGCTGAAGATGCCAACGTATCAGGCGTACATTTAAAACCTGATAACTCAAAATTCTTTATGCTAGGTGGGTCTAATCAAACTTTTTATAGATATAGTTTAGGCTCAAGTAGTGTACTTGCTCTAGGCAGTGGCTCATTCGCAAGTACAGACGTAGGCAAACGGATTGTAGGCAATGGCGGTGATGTAGTCCTAACAGCTACGTCAGGCACATTCGACACAACAGGCGGCTCTGCATTTACGGATAGCTCTACGATTGCAGCAGGGTCTTGGTCTATGTTTGGGCTGAAATCAGCAGGGGATGCCGATGGTATTACTTTAGCAGGGGTTACTCAAACAGGTTCTCTTAATATTGATGAAGTAACTTTTGATAGTAAAAATATAGACGTAACATCTGTAGACA